CTGTTCACCAAGATATTCTTGGCTGAATTCCTTTGCCGCTTGCATTGTTACTGTATCTAACGCCCACAATGTTTTATCATTGCCATAGTCATCAGTACCTAGGGGCACTTCAACCATATACCGTTGACGGAATGTACTAACACATTCTACAAGAACCCATTGTGTTTCTTCTTTATTGCTCATACTAAATTACCTTTATAAGGACTGTTCAACCACTTTGCATAGGTCTCAGCTTGGTCACTAATTTTAGTCAACTCATACTTACCACAGAATCGCATAAAGTGAATGCCTACTTGAGGGGTAGTAGTTACACGAACACCCTCTTTAATACGTTGGTCAACTAAATCTTTAATCTCTTGTGGTTGTGCGGTCAAGTCAATCAGTACACGGTTACGTTCGTAATCATCTTTAACCCTGTGTTCAACCTCATTATGGTCTACCCAACGTTGCAACATCATATTGTTCCAATTGAAGCCCATTTTATGTCTATCAGCATACGCTTCAGTTAGTCCAACTTTGTTCTTAGTACCTTTCTCACGTACCCCGGGATAAGCACTGAACACATTGTCAGAACTATCACCGCGCATACACTTCATAAAAAGATGCCATTGTGGGTCACCAAGTAACTTGGGTTCTTTAGTTTTCTTATCTACAACTAATCTACCCTTTTCATCATGGTATCCTTCGAGGGTGATGAATTGATTTGTGATACCGTTGTATTGGTGCACGTTGTCACTAATAAGTTGAATGTAATCAGTATCAGAACTAATAATGTAATGCGTGTCATTTGGGTGTAAGTGAACGAAACGGGCAATCATATCATCAGCTTCAGCACGTTCATGCCTGAGTACTGATACGTTTGTTTTTTCTTTTAGAAACGTAGTGAACTTTTCATACGTATCCCAAAACATTTCATTTTCTTCACGTTCAGCTTCAGTCTGTGATAGAGTATCTACTACCCTATTTTTCTTATACGGAGCATAATGATCCTTACGCCAGCTACGGCCTTCTAAGCAGAACACTACGTGATCGGCTCCAAACTTGCGTACAACCTGATTGACTGATGCAAGTGTAAGATGTAGTGCCATTCCAATCTTCTCCCAAGTATCACTATTGCGTGAAGCAATGTGTCGTGCCCGAAAGAAGGTATTTGCTGTGTCGATAAGTGCGTATTTCATATTTGTATTATATACTATTATTTAATAAATGTCAAGTCATGATGATGCCAGCCTGAGTTAAACGGTCAATCACATTGTCGCCGTCTTTCCAATTAGGGGGCATAGTTGTTTTCCATTTAAAATAATTGTTTAACAAATCGGCTTCTGCATCGCTAATATAAGCCACTGCTAAATTTCGCTGTATCATATCAGCAACATCTTGTACAGAATAGTTGTTTTTATACATTTCTAATGCCGTTTTTTCTATCCAGGCACACGGAACAATATGCTCACAATATGCATTTTTGGTTGTAAGTTGTTGTCGTCCTGCAATACTATAACCTTTAGTAACTAATTTTTTTACATGAAGGTTATCAAAAATATCTGCACCCCTGCCTAATAAAACAGGCATTCCGTATTTTTGTGCAGTATATAACACTTCGGCTGATGCAATCGCATAATTGTGTGGATTAATGGTAATACTTCTTCTAGGACCACCGGGACTTCTAAGAATTGTATTAATATTTTCAACACAGTCAACTAGTTCCCAAAAACCATCCATAACATTTTCTGCTAATTGGATGAAGAGATAATCACGATTGTCATGTACTATGACCATTCCTTTAGATTCAATTTCCTGTCTCAATATTAGAGTTTTAGCTTCTGCATTTTTAAAACCAGCAATATACACTACTTTGGGTTTACCTTCTGGATATCCCTTGGTAACAACTTTTAGTTCACAATCTACGCCATTATTAGACCTAATAGTAAATCCATTATGTATAATATGCTCTTCTGGTCTTCTATCTTTAGCACGATATCCTCGAGATGCTGCCTCATTTTCAAATATAGAGAAAGGAATATATCTTTCAAGGTCTACACTCCAAATACCTTTGTGGCTAGTGCGAATATTAGTTGACATTTAACTCTTTCTTATTTTTTATTGCCAAAAGTATATTTGTTCAAAAAGTCTTTTTGTCTCTGAGTTTTCAACATATGTACATTTGGACAAACTGTTGCATGATTTGATGTGTCGTTATTGTAACGATTACCATCAATATGATCTACTTGCAATGTAGTTTTCCAATCTTCAATGAAGTCTCCTAATGAACTAGTATCGTCTCCGTATTGTTCAATGTAACCCTTAATTGCTTGCTCAAAACAAACACCTTTACAGGCTTCACAATGGTCCTTGCGAAACAATTGATTAAGTTGGCCGTTATCAAACGCAAGTCGCAAACCCGAAAGCAACTTTTTTGGATCCTTACCTCCGAACACTCCCTTCAGAATGTAATCGATACCATCGATCATTTCAAACGTATCTTCTGTGTAGAATTCTTCTACTAACTGCATCAATTCAGTATCTTGCGGAAGAATGGCAAACGATGTAGACAGTAACGAATAGTATGAACACACTAGTGATTTCACTTCATCGGACACTTTCATCTTGCGAATGAATTCAATTCCCAATTCATGGTCACGGAAGAAAGGCAAACGACAAGTACGTGCAACAAACTGTGTATAGCTGTTGTGAATCTTTTGTTGTGCGGGGACTTTACAAACTACTGCCGTAATCAATCGAGGAATGTTGATACCCATCTTACCTGAATCAACAACAACCATCACAAGCGGTCTGTTCAGGTAAGCAGGGCTATTAGCCAATTTAATACCGTCACTCATGCGCTTGATAGCCTTACCATCAAAATGCTTTTCTTTAGATGTAGAAACAAACAACACCGCATTGATTCGTTTAACGAACTCTTTAACATCTTTCATTACTGCACCAATTGGGATACCATTAACTGCGTTATTGCGTCCTAAACTAATAATGATGCCGGGCATCATTTTTGGTATCTTATCAGAAACAGAATCCCATGTGTCTTGTGGAATCAAAACTTGTTGATTGCGAATCTCATTAACTTGCCAAGCAAATGTCTTGTAGGCGGCATCTAATGTCTCATTCAAATCTTCACGATTTCCATGATATTCAAATTTAGTGAATGCATTTGCTTCTTTGAATTTAGGCATTGTAGGCAACTGTATGTACTTGTCAGCACCAACCAATGTTTTCATACGTTGAGATTGGGTAGGTGTTGCAGTCAAATGAATGACGATAGTACCACTATCCATCATTGCAGTCTGCATGTCAAACCATTTAGGTTCCCAGTTATTATTAGTAATGCCCTGGTCATCTTTAGTAGTTGACTTGTCAGGTACGCCTAAACCACGATGTGCCTCATCATTAAAGATAAGATCGGGTAACATCAAATCAAAGTCATCGGGATTCGCTGGGTCATAGTTCTCATACAGACCATACATATATTGTGTAGTCATAAAGAAATAACGAATGTCACCCGGTAAGTCAATATTATTGACCAATGAATATTTCAATTGTTTACTGTCATAGACTTTAACTAATTTGTTGCCAATGTAGGTGCCATCATACTTCATCATACTTTCAAGTGGCTCGTCAACACATTCCTGTGAAGGCGCCGCAAAGAAAATATTTTTAATTTTCTTAAAGTTTTGTGCAATAAGAATAGAGGTGTAGTTAGTGATAGTGAAACTTTTACCACTACCAGTAGGAGCCTGCACTACAATAGCTTTTTTTACGGCTGATTTTAAAAACCTAGTGATTGCATCAAGAATATTGTCTACTAGATATTCCTGTTGTAATGGTTCGATATCGGGAATTGAAATTTCATCAACTGCTAACGCTACTGATGTTTTATTACGCTTCATGTGTTACCTATAGTTTGTTGCAATGTATGTATTATACATCCATATGGTATTATTGTCAAATTTTATTTTGTTGTATTTTTACAACACTACTTCAACTAACTTCTGTACGGCCATCACCCAAGTTTTTAGTACGGACCACACGTAAGTCACGGTTTGTAGGATCAGCCTGTTGTTGCTCATATACTTCTAATGCGATATTTCTGCAAACTGTTTGGAACCAGCGGTCTACTAGTACATCATCTGTATCACTATCTTTTTGTTTATACCCTGCACGAATCAAATTCAAAATGAACTTATCATTCCAATCTAATTCAAATGCACCGTTATTAACATCATTGGGGTCAAGCTCCATACTTAGAATGTTAACGTATGGCTCGCCAGCCGCCGTTGCTTTCTCTTTAGCAGTAAGTTCGGGTGCAACTTTCTTTTCTTTAACCTTCTTAGGTGCAGGCTCAGATTTAACTTCTGGCTTCTTAAATAAATTCTTTAATTTTTCAAACATTTATATCTCTCTAGTAATTTAAAGCTGGCAAGATTCTTTGCCTTTGATTCACACATCATATCAAAATTATCAATGAATGTCAATGCCCAATCGTTAACAGCTTCGTTCCAATAGTAATCACTATGTGCCCGAAGTTTTTGCTTACTGTATCCTGCCTCAATCAACGCATCATGGGCGGGACGTTCATTGCGGGAGTGTTCAACAAGACAATCTTCCCTACTGACAGAATAGTGTAAAGTAGGGCGAACGCCACGCCAACTGTCAATAACCCTTTTAACACGGTCATCAGTAGGTTCAATGTATTCCCCTTCACGTATCCAGTGATGATGTATGTCCATGACCGTAGGTACGAGGTCAGATAATGATAAGCAGTCTGTAAGTCCATGTGTGTATTCCTCATTCTCTAGTGTTAGTGTGTTTCTCGCTTCTGGCGACAATCTGTTGTACACATCCCTAATGCCTTGTGGGCCTCTACGTCCTGAAATGTGTACGTTTACTTTGAAGTCTTGAAATGATTTGCCATAGCCCATAAAACGAACCATGTCACAATGATATTCAAATTCTTCAATACTCTTATTTACTACCTCATCACGGTCGCTTGCTAAAACAACAAACTGATCGGGGTGAAAGCTAAGACGCACATCATTAGCACGTGCTGTTTCACCTATAGGGGCAAACCATCGAGCCAAGCTATTCTGTACATCTGTACTATGCCAAAAGTCTTTGTATTCATCCATAGTATAGAAACTAAGCATGTCGCTAGTCAAACGCAACATACGCAATTCTGGTTCTAGTGTAGCAACACGTTTAACAAGTGCGTGAGTATTCATAATATTGCGTTTAGCAACATCCATAATCTTTTCTTCTACTACACTTCGATTATTACGCTTTGCCCAAGCTTGAGTTGTACCTCCTGTGTTAAAACCTTCGACTGAAACAATCTCATCTTTGTGATTGATTTCTGCCCATTTACAAGCGAAACCGATACGTTTGATTGACTGATTTGTGTGCATAGATAGACCAAAATGATAAATAATAGATGTAGTGTAGCATACCTACGCAATAAAGTCAACTATTTACGGATACCACTATGAAAATTACTGAAGTACTAACAGAATCAAGCAAGATTTGTCCACAATGTGGAATGAGAGGTTGCACTTGCAAACCCGGAACTTGCAAATGCAAACCAAAGCCCGGCTATCCAAAGAACATTGATGAAGCCGCTAATCCAGCACAACAAGCCGCTATTGCTATTAGTATGAAAAAGGCTGGTAAGAAGCCAAAAGATATACAAGAAGAAGATTTAGATGAGGATTGGCAAAAGGTCAACAAAAAAGACAAAACTGATGGCATGAGCAGTAAGGCTGTCAAAGCATATCGCAGAGAGAATCCAGGATCTAAACTAAAGACTGCTGTTACTACTAAGCCTTCAAAACTAAAGAAGGGTAGTAAAGCCGCTAAACGCCGTAAATCATTCTGTGCTAGAATGAGTGGAATGAAGAAGGCTCACGCAAGTGCTAAGACTAAACGAGATCCGGATAGCCCAATCAACAAAGCACTACGCAGATGGAACTGTGAAAGTGTACAACAGATGGAAAAATTGGTAATGATTGCTGAACAGAAAATTAGAAACCTTAAGAAATAACGTGAGAGCAAACGAATTCATCAGCGAAGCTATTAGCCGTAGAGACTTACTTAAAGGTGTAGCGGGTGCCGCCGCATTGGGCGCTACTGGTTTAGCTAAAGCAGGTGAATATCAAGATTTAGAAACTATAAAAAAACAACCTGACGTTTGGATGCCTAGATTCGAACAACTGCAACAACGTAGTAATGGTATGTTAGGTAAATTAATGCGAGCCGCCGGTCCAGAATGGGCACAAAGACTGACAGGGACAAAGGTTCGTGTTATGTCGAATGACCAATGGGTTCAAGGAAATGCTGACAATCGCACTGTCAGTCTTGACCTAACTGTGTTTTGGGATGCTCCTGATGCTACACTGGCATTTGCTATAGCACATGAACTGGGACACATTGCCCTAGGACACGGTTTTCAGCCTGATCTCGGGCAAGCACGTCGGGAAGAAATGGATGCTGACGACTTTGCTATTAGGTTATGTAGGGCTTTGGGCTACAACAAAGTTGAGATGTTTAAGTTCTTGCATCAAAAACAATCTGATTACGACTTTTACAATAGTATAACTAAACTGCCTAATAGCAGTCATCCTAGTTATGACCAACGAATCAATCGTGCAGGTCAAAAAGGATTTCAGTTGTCAAAAGGTGGAGTTAAACAAATGAATACGCTAATGACACACTTAGCATAATTAAATCTTCAATAACTGATCCATCGTATACAAGTTACGCATATAAGGTGACACATCTTCTAGCACACTGCTAGCAATATCGCCCTTTCTTCTTGGGCCGTATTTCACGTTGAAGCTAACATCATTGACTTTTTGAAACTCATCAACAATCTCTTTAACAGTATATCCTACTCCGTGACCAAGTGATTCAACGCTATTGCTAGGCTTCTCAATAGCTTGTTTCAATGCGTCACATATCTCGTTTACGTGTACATAATCACGCACACAAGTGCCATCGGGTGATACTTCATAATCATTACCAAATACAGTAAACTCTTTTGATTGCATAGCCATAATGAGATTGTACATTAACCCATCGGGGTTAGTGGGAGCAAAGCCTTCGCTTCCAATAACATTATAAAATCTAAAGATTGTATATGGTATTTGACGATGAGTTGTACAATATTCTTTCACTACATCCTCTGCCGCACGTTTACTGATACCATATGCACTCTCACAATCTTGTGCGGCACCTGTACTTGCAAAGATAAAGTTCTTTGTCTTAATCTTGTTTAGTACATTCATTGTACCATTCAAATTAGTAATATAGTATTGAATAGGTTTCTGTTCACTTTCACCTACATTAACCAATGCGGCTAAATGAATAACACAATCAAATTCATCTTCTAAACTAAATGGTCTATTGATATCACATTGATAAAATGTATAAGGTGATTCTTGTGGTTCTACTTTATCTAAACCATACACTTGATATTCACCCTTCAACATCTTAGTAAGATGTGAACCAATGTAACCACTGTTACCTGTAATTAAAATCTTTTTCATAATCCTTCAAATAAATCTGTTGTATCTCTTGACGTGGACAAAGTTCCTTTAAGATTTTCTAACTGTTGAAAACCAAACCATTCAAAACAATCATCATTCAGTAAAGTTTGAAATTCAAAGATTAATCCGCTTTCCAAGAATTCTAATTGTTTTTTCGTAATTTTGTTTTGGAAAGACACAAAAATATAATCGCTATCTTGTTCTAAACTATACCTTTCTGTTTTACACCAGCTATGAAAATAATCCCAAACTTTATGAGGTTTATTTTTGTCATAATCTTTACCTTTGTCTGCCCTACCCATGTGCCTTTCAAATCTACTATTAGCACTTGATTCAGTCATTCCTATATATATTATTCCTAACTTGTCACTATGAGTAATATATATACCACAGGTATTTGGTAATTTATCGGTTTTGTATTTTTTTAGCTCTCCGTCAAAAATGACGAAGGGTATTCCAAACTTATTTTTAAACTTGTTACTATTAATAAAATCTATAACTTTTTGTTTCATCATTATTTCTCAATTTCAAACAAATCTTCCATTGGGTTACCGGTAAGATTTGATTGTATAGTTGGTTGCAATATTACAATTGGTGCGGGTACAAATGCAGGATCAAGAGTCAAATATGTATCGTCATCAGTATAAATTACACGATATTTGTATTTGTTTGTAAACACACTACGGGCATCATCAATGCAGATTATTCTTCTGTTTAGGGTTGCAATAAAATCTGCATATCTAACAGTTAAATTTGGAGAAGTGAGAGTCTTGCAAATACCTGCAGTACTGTTCCTTGATTGTTTACAAGCAAATTGATTAAAACAATCATTCCATTTATGAAATACTAAACTATCCATAGTTTGAGTATGTTTTAATGAGCCTTCATCATACCAACTTTGTGCAGTGTCATATGAATGATACAACGCTTCCACTACAGTTACCATTGTTTGTTTTGTACAAGTGAAAAAATATTGACTATTAAAATTGTTAGTCCATCGTATATTATCTAACGCAACAGTTGGCATTTGTGTCATTTGTTCTAAAAATGCAATCCCGTAACTCTCAACTAAACTAGGATTAAATGCAACACGACAACTAGTTATGAAATCAACCTTCTCTTGACCAATAATACCTATACGAATTTCATATGGTACACCAATTTCTTTTAATCGTGCTTCAAACTTTTTAGCACCAGTCGCACTTGTCATTACTCTTGCTGGCAATCGTGTTTGCTCAATTAAATCTAAATAGAGTTCGGGATTCTTACCCTCTTCCCATCTACCAATAAACAGTACACCTTCACGTGGCTTATGGTGTTCTTTTAATAAATCTTTTTCTGGCAATGGGATAGGTAATTCATATGCATTTTGAAATTGCAATTGATTGTATTTACTTTGTGTCCCTATAAACAATGCATTCATCTCTAATTGTTTACGCATCATTTCATTCGTACTTAATAGAAATGGATTTGAAGTATTAGTAAAGATTTGACTTTCTAAGTGAGTGTACGCAATAATTTGAATAATATCTTCTAATCCCATAGTTGAAGCTAATTGCACAGTTTCATATGTATTACATACGAGTGCATCATACATATTTTCTTCTAGTGCTTCAACAATACTATTACGGAAGTTGGCCATACGCTCATAGCAGAATGTATCACCATACATAAAGATAGCACTATGGTCTGTGTATTTTAATACATTAGTCGGTGCGATAATTTTTGCATTAAGTGACTTGATGAAATCTGTATTCTGCGGTTGTTTATCAGTAATGATATCAACTTTAATATTATGACTATCCATCAATTCACAAAAGCTTTTTGTAAATTGTCCTATACCACCATGTGGTATCAATGTTTGTGAGCTTACTAAGAAGCCAATTCGTTTATCGTATGTTCTCATTTATCTTTCACTGTGGGCACATCTTGCCATTCAGTCCATTCACGCTTTTTAGTAAAACTACCTTTATCAGTGGTTGTACTATAATCTGTTACTTCAATTTGTGTTCTATATTGTAACACTTTTTCTGGTCCGTCCCAACCGTTTCGGACAAGATATCTTAATTCATACATATATTTACCTTTTTAATAACCACATAATATGGGTATTCTTATCGTGCCAACTGTGTTCTAATACGGCAGCATCGGGGCCGTGCCAGATACTAGTTAGTCTGTAAGCTTTTACTAACCAGATACGTTTACCTGTTAGATTGCATCTTTCAGGTAACCAAACAAATTTAAGTTCTGCTCCTAGATAACTATTACGATTAAACTCAGAAGTATGACCCATGCTATCTAGTGGCATAACTATCTCCATCGTAACATAAAATGAATATAATCTTTCTCATCTGTGAATTTGAACGTAGTTTCAAATCCATCATCTTGTGTATCTTTATATTCATACGTCCACCTAGACTTTGTTCTACCAGGACCAAAAGTATCAACACACCAATCTAATGGATTATTTTTATCTCTTATAGAACCGTCTGGTCCCATATAGTATTTCCAATAATCCCATGGCAATAATACAATGTGCTGATATTTTTTCATGTTCCCCACTCATTTTTAAATAACGGTACTTGCAGTCTATCACTATAACGATAACCACGATTCATTGCTTCAATAGCAACATTCTTTGCATTTAGTTTATATAATGACTCTACGCCACCGCATGGCATGAAGTATACAGGGCCTCTAAATCCACCATTGCGAAATTCTTTTACTGCTTTATCTGCTTCAAGTGCATCATCTTCTGTTGCTACTACAAACTTAAGATAAACAAAACCTACACTTTCATATTGACGAATAATACTAGGACAAATTGCTTCTTGCCACTTCTCGCCACTGATACTTAGTTTAGGACTAACACTAAATGTTAATGCATTCTTTTCTCTGTTAATCTTCCACTTCTGTAAATATATTGTGAGGTCTTGACTAAGTTCTTGTGTACCGTTAGTTTCGAATGTAATCTCTTTAAGACTTCTCATTTTTTCATTTGAAAGTAAGTCTGGATACGCTCTTTGCCATCCAAGAAGAGGTTCACCACCTGTGATAACAAGGTGTTCATCCATCCAACGCTTGTGAGGAAGTATATCCATAATGCTGTCAACAATACTATCGGTAGCGATAACAGGACTAAGATGTTTAAAGCGAGGGTCCCAGCTTGCGTAACTATCACATCCTGTACTGACAAGCGGTAAGGATTTATAATCTGTATAATCTTCTGCTTTAATTGCAATAACATCTCTCTCACTACTCATTTCTCCCTTAGGCATACCGAAGCCACCGCATGTAAAATTACATCCATATGTTCGTAAGAACACACTGGGAACACCCATGTATCTACCCTCACCTTGAATGCTATAAAATAATTCTGATACTTTTAAATGACTCATTTGATTTTTATGTTGTAGTTGGTAAGGATGACTTCACCCCAAGTGCCGCCACCTTGTTTGTAAATGTGATTAACTTGTTTAGCACAATCACGTATAATTAATTCAGCAAATTTTTCAATAGATTCACTATCAGCAGTTTGACCTGCAAGTGATGCTCGTTTTAATGCCCAGTCAAACCCTGCTTCTTTTGCTAGTTCTTCTATTTTTTTGTTCATTTATTACCAATGACGTATAGTATTTGCTATAATGACACAACATGTTATCACATGTAGCACCACCCAGAAAGTCTTTAGGAACAATGCAATCCTCGCTTCACCCAATGTAAGAATAGGAACATCAGGCCTGTCATCATCTGTATTACCCATTAAATGGCCGGTTGCTCTTGCCCAAATTTTTTCTAAACTATTCATGTTTTTCCTCAATAGAATAAAACCAATCATCTCCTGCACTCCATTTACGTGTACCATCTACTGTCCATAGATTTTGAGCCGCCTGAAAATCAGGAAATTTAGTTTCACCGGGAATCAAACTTTGATCGTACCACAAGCAACGGTTGTTAGGCTGACAAGCAAACTGTCCATTTTCTAACTTAATAAAATTAAACGATTTGTGTTCTTCTGCAACTTCAGTAAAGCCTGTGTCCACATCCATGCCGTCAGCACAAAAGTCTACAGTAAACAAATAAGTTCCGTAATGCCATTCCTTGTCTTTACCTAGAAACTTAACACCTAAATTGCGTAATCCTATTTTTTCAATGATAGTAAAACGATACCCCATACAGTCCCAAAGCTGTAACATATCAATAGGTAACGTTGCTGTGTGGTCTTTTTTCCATACATAAGCGTGTATAGGTAGTTTATCATACAATGCTCCGTAATTGGGTAATAAACTTTCAATACGAAATACTTGTCCACGCAATGCTTTAAGACTAACCCAGATGGCAGGTTCTAATTCTCCGTGCCCCTTTTCAAAGTTATAAAGAAATTCACGTTTTATCCAACACTTAATTGGTGGCAATGATCCTACAATGTAACTCATTTTAATATTTTCCTGATGCTAATACGATTTGACAAATATGTTCTAATCGTTCAATGTGTTCAAACGCACGCCAGGGGCTTGTGTCAATTGCTACTACTCCGTGTCCTTTAATACCTACAATGTCATAGGCAATGTTGCCTTTATTGTCTAATTGTAATTGATTATGGCATTGATCCGCAAGCTCTTGGCTAATGGGAGCCACATCCCTTACATTGGGTGCTACCTTAGTGTAACGATTCAATTCTGGAAACGCACTACTGATAGTGCTTAAATCAATACCGGCGTGCATAGCGGCAATACAATAAGTAGGGTGTAAATGAACTACAACTCTTACATCATCACTGTGTTGTCCTAGTCTCTTTTGCAATCCAAAATGCAAAGGCAATTCTCCACTAGGTCTCAATCCTTGGCTTATATCTGAATAAGGAAGTTCTATCAACGACGGATCTTCTTGCCAAATCTGATCGATTATCCCAATCTTCTTAAACTGGTCGGGTTGCATCGTTTGCTTACGAACACCACTGGGTGTGATGTAGAAGTGGTCACGGTCGTGATGACGAATACTTACATTGCCATCACGACTGGTAATCCAGTTGCGTCTATATGCTTCAACTAATGTATCGCAAATTGTTTCTAACATTTTTATCCTTTATAATATTGTAACATACCTAGAAACCATACTGATGCCAGCATGCCAAAGTTTGCGGCACTAGGCCAATCTCTAGTACGTACGGCAGTTACCAACCAAGCGGCGTTGCCTACAAATAGTAGCTCAATGCCTATTATAGGATCTAGATTAAAACTAACTACTATGGCTCCTGCGAACATAATGCCAAAGCAAATCCATTTGATTATTGCCATATCAAGCCATTGTGATGGCAATAAAAGCCAACATAAAACTTAATACTGCTCCCACAATAGGAATCACAACCGGTGCGTGTTTGGTTATATCTTCTAACCATTGTTCTGTTTCAGGTTCTTTATTCTCTTGGTTCATCTTCTTTACTTAATCCATTTTTGTGTATATCCCATAGTACTATTCCTACTACAGTTACCATTATTATTACGGCAATAATTTCATTAACAGTCATACTCATGCTCCGTAATAAGTTTCTTTATCTTTTTCAGAATGTTTAGGTTCGTTCCAAACATTACGATTGTTCCATTCTTGTACTTTTTCAAGTCGTTGTTGTTCAGTAAGTTCGTCACAACGGCTACTGTAATCTGGCATACGTAGCCAGTCTACTGTGCCACCGCGTGGACCATAAGTATTTTCTACTGAACGAAACACTGCCCAAGTAGCAAACACCATGCTAATGATAGCAATGTGTCCAATCATGTTGTAGCCGATAGTCAGTAGTTCACCAACGTAAAGACCAAACGCCAGACTCCAAAAACAGCCTAGTAGGATACTGAGAAAGTATTTGACATATACGGGCGCATGACGCAGAGGATTCATATTAGGGTTTATAATATTCCAAGAGGAACGACTAATCAACCAAATGAATTTGAGTACACTAAACATTATGCAAACTCCCCGTCTTCCCTATGACCACTACGTCCTGCCATATTGCTATCAGTCTCACGTACCTCTACTCTGCAACACCAAACACGTTTAGCTTCTTCACTACCACAGTTGGGTAAGAAAATTGTGTTAATGTATTCGTATAAGAAGTCAGATATACCTTCACAACCAGTACGTTCTACTTCTGTAATCTTTGCTAGTTTCAATTCACCTAAACGCAATAGTTCATCACGCATAGGATCATCTTGTGCGACTAATAGAGTATGGTCAAACCATTCCTCTAGTTTATCTTTGAGGGGTCGTAATCCACCGAAGTCAGTTACCCAGTTACGTGCGTCTAATGTATCAGCTTCAAACTCAAAGTGAAAACTCATAGCATAGCCATGAATTAAATTACAATGACTGTCAGCACGCCATTGACGATATGCAACAGGACCTATTTGTCTGTATGTTTTTGTTGAAAAGAATTTTTTGTTTGCCATGAATTTCTCCTATGTTGTATTATAGCATAGGCAGCAGAATTTGTAAAGCGGGATGATGTCCAAAGACCGCTATAGTTATTTATTAAGAGTGTTAATAATCTGGGCATCAGCTACCCTTTTTCTTAAACTTGAACTACTGAAACTATGGTCACGTCCATTAAACACAAGTTCAATGCCACGTTCTCCACCTTCATATCTTCCGGTAAATTCTTTTTCTGCATATTCTACACCTAGTATGCGAACATCTACTGGTAGTATTAATAACAAGTCAATTAAGTCCTGTTCAGTTTGATAAACCACTACTTCATCAACATAGCGACAAGCCGCTAACTGAATTTGTCGTTCTACAATACTTTGAATGGGTTTATTCTTAGTATCAGGTCTATCGATAGTTGGATCAGTTTGTAATCCACAAATCAAGTAATCACAATGATTCTTTGCCTCACTTAACATAGCAACGTGGCCTGCGTGTAGTAAGTCAAATGTGCTAAAAGTAATACCAATCTTTTTACCTTCTTGTTTAAGTTTTTTAATGTGGTTGAAAATCATTTTGAAAGTGCTCTCCACATTTTAGTTTGGTCATGTTCTTTTAAAAATTCTTCTTCACCTGCAAACGTAGGACTATCAGACATAATTTCATCTAATAACCATTTTAATTTATGTAAATCTTTTTTGATTTCAAATTGATTGAAACCATCATTATAGTTACTATGAAGTTCTACACCACTCATATAGATTTGATGATGTACACTGTTGTAATCCATTTGTTTACGAAAGCCCATTATTGGTGTCCCTTGTGGATTAATTTATTTACAATGTTAAGGTCAAACTGTAAATTCGTAATTTTATCTTTAAGAGATTGATATTCTGGACTAGACATATCACCGTCATTAGTAACAATATCTAAATACAAATTAGCAGCCTCTTCGTGGGCTTTTGTAATTTCTTGCTCTAGTAAAACTCGTCTATCTTTTAACATTATTTGCAACCTTTATTAGCAATTTGTAAGAACTCACTACGTGCCGCGGGGTCTGATTTGAAACCTCCACCTAAACGACAAGTAACAGTACTACTACCTGTATCTTCTACACCGCGTGACTTAACACAATAATGCTGTGCATCAATCATAACTGCAACATCTTCTGTATCAAGGATGAACTGTAAGGTGTGAAAAATTTGCTCTGTTAACCTCTCTTGGATTTGAGGTCTTTTGCTAAAATATTCTACGATACGGTTTATCTTACTAAGCCCTAATACTTTTTGTTTAGGGACATAAGCTACAGTAGCCAATCCATCGATGACTACAAAATGATGTTCGCAGTTAGATTGAACATTAACATTACGCTCTACAACCATTTCGTTATATTGCATCTTGTTGTCAACTGTTGTACATTTAGGGAATGCTTCATAATCAAGTCCCCAAAAGATTTCATTCACATACATCTTAGCAACACGTTTGGGTGTTTCGATGAGACTATCATCATCTAGGTCTAAACCCATTGTTTCCATAATAGCCTTGAAATGACCTTCAATCTTTTCAATGCGATCCTTACGATCACCTAAATCAATTGTGTCGTCAATTGGTGTTTCTACTCCCATATTTAATAGATGTAGATGAACTTTTTGACCCAACTCTGGATCAGTTTTTGTTTTATTATAACTCATAGATAACCTTCCTTTGTGATGGTTTTTGTTTTGAAGTGTAAGCTACCGTTGTGTAGCTTACATTGTATTTATCACGATTACTTAGCTTTAGCTTTTTCTTCAGCACGTGCGGCTTTCTCTGCTGTAATTTCATTACGGCGTGCCTTAACTGCTTTAGCTAACTCGGCTAGTGCCTTACGGGCACGTGTACCAGCGGCTGCATTGCCTTTGTTAAATTTGTCGTTCTCACTATTGTATGCTTCTAAACTTGTTTCGATATCATTTTGTGCGCTCATTGTTTTTCCTTTATTAATTTGCGTTTTGCTTTTGGTACTTCTACCGAGTTGAGTGCTTCTCGCACTTCTTTTAATAATGCGTCATCATCCCATTCTAACATAGTTTTGCCGTCAGGAAAAGTAGTTACGGTCAAATGATTACCTTTAACTACTGTTGGTTCTGTAATTTCTTTTTTCTTGCGAGTTGCCATGATTATTTCCTATCACCAAAAATTTGTAATAGATTAATAAACAAGTTAATAAAGTCCATATACAGCGTCAATGCCCCACGTACTTCTGCAACATCACTGGCTTGTACACTTAGTTCTTCACGGATCTTTTGTGTGTCATAGGCAGTTAAGCCAAGAAAGATGATAATAGCTAATGCTGATATTACCATTTGCATCACGGTACTTCCAATAAAGATATTAACAATACTAGCAATGATAATAGCAATCAATCCTACAAACATAAACTTTCCAACACTATCTAAACTTTGTTTAGTAAAGTAACCATATCCACTCATAACACCAAACAGTATTGCCGCACCCATAAATGCTGACACAATACTACCCATAGTGAATACAGCAAAGATTGTAGCAAAGCTTAATCCCATCAATGCCGCAAAGCCATGCAAGCATAACTGTGCAGTACCTTTACTAGGATTATTTCCTAGGATCATAGCAATACCAAAAATTGCTACTAATGGTGAAAAGATTACAATCCATTTCATTACGCCTGTAAAAAAGAATGCCAGCAACTCTGGGCTTGTGCCTACAAAGTAACTAACAATCATTGATACAATAACAGCAATACTCATATGTCCGTAAACTCGACCCATTGCTGAGTTTACCTCGCTTGCCGAACGATACGACATTTCATTTTCATAAGTTGTTTCAAACATAATAGTCTCCTTTTAGTATTTACTCTCTCTGGTATGTTTGCGATAGTCTGTGTCCATACGCAACCATTGTTGTCCATTACCCTCTAGAATATCACAGATTCTATCAATAGTACCATCAGTCCAATCACTGATTTTACCTTGATTTACATGCGGCTGATGTAACATATTATACAATTTAATTGTTGCATCTTCAACACTCCAGGGTGTATATAGTCTTGTATAATCATTCGCAAATGTTTCTGGGAAACTGCGATATGCCGGATACAATACATTACAACCCAATGCATCTGCTTCACTAACTGTATTACTTACCCAGTCTTGTAAAGCACAGTTAAACAATACTCTAGTATCATTTAATAACTCATAGTATGCGTTTTTATCTAGGTCTTCGTGTACTTTTAACAAACCACGATTTTGCATATCTTGTGTACGCTTCATATAACTATCGTTATTGCTTTTCAATTTACTACCACTAAACACACAGAACTCTACACTACGATATACACCATGACGATCCTTCATACCATAACGGTTAAAGAATTCTTCAATCACATCCATATAGAAATCAGGTTGTTTTTCTTGATCCCAACGTGCTGAGAATGCAATACGCATCTTTCGTTCATCAAAAGGCTTGATGTTATTATTGATACGACCTCGTACTTCTTCTTTACCAAATGCTAAGCCTGAGATATTGTAGATCGGAGCACGCCAACCCGCAATCTTCATATGCATTACCATTTCTTCATTACTAGCAAGTACACCATCAGCGAATGAATCAACCATCTTCTCATAGTGACCCATGAATTCACTCATACCCCATACGTGTACGAAATCATCAGGATCAATACTTTGTGCTAGACAGCGAACAAAAATCTTAGGACGACTTGTGATCGGAATCTGTTTCATAATGTAAGGCAATGACTCAATTCCGGGCTGAAACATATCTTCAAAATAAACTATATCACCTGCGCCTACATCGCCTTGCTTCATCATCTTAACAAGATTCATAAGTTGACTCATACCAAAGTATGTGCGACCATGTGCATCCAACACTTGTCCCGTAACGATAGCTTGGTCATTACTTAATGTTTCGCCCGGGACAATAACATAGTTAATGCCCCTACGTTTAAATACACTTTCATTCCAGTCTTGCAACTGTAATGTGTATCGTGCTTTGTAAGGCTCTAGGCCCATGTAAAATAGTTTATGCATTTTGTCGTTTGATATCTTCTTCTACACATTTCTTACCATATTGAATCTCAACGATTTTACAAGGTTTACTAAATGTGTTAGTTAACTGATGCCACTCATCAGGTTTAATAGTAATTGTATCATGTTTAGTTAGAATTGTCTCGGTCAATTCACCCGTTTCGGCATATCTACGTATCTTACACTTACCTTCAGTAACGATCCAGTGTTCACTACGTTTGGCATGTTTTTGCATACTAAGAGATTGTTTTGGTTCTACTGTAAGTTCTTTTACTTTAGTACCATCTACCTCATGCAATACACGATAGTATCCCCACTCACGTTCTGTTTTGGGTGCTTTCCAAGTGTCGAGAATCCAACTACTAGAATTTACCTTGTCTTCTCCGCCTACACCAAAAACGAATTCAATGTTATTATCATCGATATCCATTTCTGGAATGTTGTCACTGGTTCTATCACCACCATTAGCAAACACAATAGTTGCTTCCGGATAGTTTTCTCTGATTTGTCTAATAGCATCTTTGGCAGTGTCATCACTATCATCAAATAACAATAATGCATTAGGTGTGTCTAATGCTGAAGTTACTGCTACTCGCTCACCTAATGGCAAGAATGGTCTACCTTTTTTGCGAGATAACCAAGCATCGCTATTAAGTCCGATGACTAACATATCTCCTAATTTTTTAGCCGCATTAATGTATGCGATATGTCCGCTGTGTAGTGGATCAAATCCACCTGTAATTAATACTACTTTCATGGGCGCATATCCTCTGCCCACTGATCCTTAGCCCATTTACCTGTACAGGCTTTGCTATATTGACGATATGCAAAAACACGCATATCATATAGTGTTGCCTCATCGTATTTGTATCCATAGTCCTGACAGAAAGCTAGATAGCCTTCTAGGTCCTCAAACAGTTGTTGAACACGTGGATTAGATTGTTGTTGTTTTGCCATTTTAATAATTCCTTTAAATAGCGATTGAAAGAGAGGGTTTATAAGTATTGTAAACAATCGTAGCACCGTTTTCATTATCTTCCGATACTTGAATAACGATATTACGATCTGGATATCGAGTTGCGATAACATCATAGAGGTCATCACTAATCATTTCACAACTTTTGTAATCCAATTGAAGAATGCCTTGAGAATATTGATTCTCTAACCATCTTTTGAATTGAATAAACTCAATATCACGGTCGTTGTGAAATACTTCAATAGACACTTCAAAGTGAAAGATGTGTCTATGCGGAGTTGCTAGAAAGCTAACATCATACTCATCACCTGTTGCCAAGTTAGGGTCTGTTGCTGCCGCTGGGTATTTATGAATACCTTCTTTTTGAAAACGCACAAAAATTGTACGTACTGCTTTGTCTTTAATTCGCTGACGTTTTTCAGCTAGTGCTTGTATATGTTGTTCGTTCATCTATCATCTCCTAAGTCTACCGTGTTATGGTCATGATCCCATTGCACTCTATTCATTAATCGCAAATCAGTAAAATATTTATCCTTAGTTTCTTTTAACTCGGATATTTTTTTAATATCTGTTGATCCGTTTTTTTCTAATTGAAAAATTTGATTGTCTAATAATCTAATTGATTCTTCTAGTGTTTTAATACGATTTTTATATGGCATATTATTCTCCTAATATTTTAGAAATTTCATCATCGCTATCTTCAATGACTTCTTCGAACTCTGGTTCGTCTTGTACATCAAACAATTCATCAAACATTGTTAGTGCATTCATAGTTTTCTTACCACTAATACCTTGACTACCTGATTGAAATTGCATCCACAATCTACTGTTTTGATTAATTAAATCAATAGATTCCTGTTTTGTTTTCTTACTGAAAATTTCATCAATCACATCTTTAAACAAAACACGTTCAAATTGTTCATTCATCAACATCTTAGGTACAACGCCCCTTTCATATTGACGATTAGCTTCCTGCACAGCGTTCATATGCATCCATACATTATGACTTTGAATCAATGTATAACTCAACGTATCCCAGCTTGTTTTAGTTTCTTTACCATGTTGACCAATGAATCCTTGACCTCTATAGCACAAGTCCTTAAGTAACAGTTTATCAGTTACTGGACTGTCTGTAAAGACTTTATGGATGCCTTCAGCTAGTACAGCATCACGATATTTACGATTATCATTAGCATAACTTTTCTTTTCAGCAGTCTTTTCCATACTGTATGACCATTTTTTATTATGCTCAATACTTGTATTAAAATATGCTAAACCTTTAGCCGCACTAAAGAATGGGCTTGCACAGTCAAATGTAATTTGTAGTTTAGGGTTATGATACTTGCGAATAGCTTTCTGAATATCAGTAAACAATACAGCATACTCTAAGATACTTGTACCCAAACAGTGAATCAAATCGTGTTTACCTTCTACCAGTAAACCATCATAGATAATATCAACCATTCGTGTTAGCATCAAATGAACATCAATCTTATTCTGACCACCGAATGCCCAACCATTAAAATGATTGTCTGGATACTGATTTGGATCACAATACTTTTTCATTTCAGCATACCAATCGTCACTTTGTTTATGTGTACGACCTTGTAATACATTTAAAAACTTACATTTACCATTACGATTCTTAATGAAGTATTCGTTATTGATATGGGTAGCACTAATAGCTTCTTCAATAGTACTGATACCGTGAAGACTGACACCATTCTTATCTTTCATATGAAAGGTAGTTAATGATTGTGAAGGAATATCAAGGACCATACCATAGTCCATATATGTATCCATCCAGTTCAACACCGCTTTACGCTTTATCATAGCTTTAGGGCAGTTAGGATCTTTCCAATCAGCAGGCCATTGACCTTTAAGAATCTGAAATCCACCACTGTCACCTAACATAAACGTGCCAGATTCACGTTCTCTAATGATACTTTCACTAGGATCGTTTTTAGTAGTATCTAAGTTTGCGTGACCAGCACTGTACAAGCCCCATTTGTAATAATAGAGACCTTCACTACTATTTAAGAAGTTTAGTTTTTCTACATCACCATTAAATTGTGCAGGGATACGTGCAGGATCAAAGTACTGTTCACCTTTACGTTGTTTACCCAAGCCAGCAATATAAAAACTACTGACTGCAGGTAAGAACAATGCCCAATCAGGGTTTTGTTTTTGTGATAGATTGTCTTGTTCCATTATTTTGCGTTAGCTGGCAATAGATATGTATATGTAGCCAGACCTGAATCTACTGTAATCTCAGTAGCACCTGCATCAGCAATACGAACTTTCTTGTCACCCGGCAAGTCCATAATAGCTAAGAACACTTTAACTGGCCAATTCCAAGCTTTGTTTAATGAACCAGTAACACCCGGTTGAAATACAAAGTTACCACTGTGAGTTGATGGATCACCAAAGTTAACCTTCAAGTCACCATTAACTGTTGTGAATGTAAAATGTTCTTCTTCACTATTAGCACTTGCTTGTTTCTTTAGTCGTTGAATGCCTGCGATAGTAGGCTCAAACTCAACATTCCAAGTAGTACCCTTGAATGTAACACTTTTAACTTTTTCTTCAACGATTGATTTAGTCATCAAGCGATAGTCATTAACAAATGAACCGTCTTTTGTTTCAAAGTGAATAGTACTAGGTACATCAACACCATCACGATTAGTGCGTAATACAGAAATTTTAGCGTGTTCATCGTAGTCATCAAAACCTAGAATAGTTTTGAGTTTAGTTAAGTTAGGCATACCGAACACACCGATGAAATCAGCTATTGGGCTATTCAATACTCCTGATACAATAACAGTTTTCTTTTCTGAAATTGCGTTGATAGTTGTCTCGGTATCAGTACCTGAAACTTTAATTAAGTCTACATCACCTAGACCGTTTGTGTGTGTAATTAAATCTTGTAAATAATCTTTCATGTTTTTCCTTTGTATACCTATTTAGGCAGTTTATGTTGTATATTATATTATATTTTATTGCGTAATGCAATAGCAATTTACCCGAAGCTGAATAAATCATCAAATGTACTATTCGTATCTGTACTACTACGAATATCCCAACCAAGTACTCCCAACAAGTTATCAATCTTTTCATCAACCAATGTTTGTTCCATTGCTTGGTCATCGAATGGTAACTCTGTGAACCATTTTGGTAATCGTAATTCGTCAACAGGATATGCGATACTGGTAAAGCCTAATGGATTAGGTTTAAGTTTGCATACCACTACCTTCATACCATCAATAATCTTCTGACTATAGTTGTCGCTGTTTACTCTACGCAAGTAGTTGTAGTTTAATGCCGCTCTTACGTGACCGGGCATATTTGCACGACCAGTACTGCTCTTAGCTTCTAAATCACCGTACATTGTAAGTTTGTTAACACCTTTAGGAGAACCTTTAGTCCAACTGTCTTGTGCAGTTAATACTCGTTTAAAGTCTTTGATAGCTTCAATGACCTCATCACGACCTTTACCTTCTTGCAGAATCATTTGCAATACATTCATTAAAAATTCTTGTATGTATTTAGGAGTATCAGCACGTTTCAAGTCAAGACCCATAGCTTTGATATCACCAAGCTTACCATCTTTATCTTTACGATTACCTTCTTTGTCAAAGATGTTAATAGCATAACGTTTCTTAACAATAAAGATAGCACGATCACCAATTAGTTCACGACCAGCTTTAATGATTTCACCATTCTTACGAGGTGCGTGAAATGCCTTCTCCATAAATGATGGGAAACTTTCATTAGCTTGGTCTGCAATACTATCATACAATCCGATACAGAGTTCTTTGTCCCATACTAACTCACCTTTATCAATCTGTGGCTTCAGTGTGGGATAAGCAGTGAAGTAACAACTATCAGTATCACCATATACAATTGCATTGCCTTCGTGTGAATACGTGCCCTCAACTGATTCGTTGATGGTACTCATCATATGACGAACAATTTGACGACCGCTTAGTGTAACACTTTGACCTATACGTTTATCATAGAACCTACAATGTTCATTCAACAATGCACCATACGCTGAATTCAATAAAATCTTACGAACAAGTTGTCGCTTATCCCAGTATTCTCTATCTTCAGTCGTAGTTGCTTCTTTTAGATTCTTCTGCATTTCTTTACGGTCTGAGTACCAACGTGTTAGTAGACCAGGAACAACACCTTCTTTCTCATAAGTAAAGATTGTACCATTAGCACTTAGCATCCAGGGCTTATGACTATCAAATATCATCTTCCAGACTTCTGCCGCTGACATTTCTTCAGTACGACCATCTTCAAAGTCAACTGTAAGCATAGTACCACGTTCTTGGTTCATAATCGCAGTATACTCTAATGCACCGAACAGATTCTCCCATAGTATGGCACCAGTCACATCATCGTCACCTTCTTTATAGCGTTTCTTCTCACTTGCTAGTCGAAGGCCCTTGTCTTTCATATACTGGTCTGTGATTGTCTGTCTGATTTGAGCAACGATGGTCTCTCCACCCATGTTGAGGGCACGAATAACCGAGGGATAGAGCGAGTTAATGTCAACTGCCCCGACATATTCGTGCATTCCTCTTTTCGGCGTAGCAACAAAGGCACCTGCCGCTTGCTGGATTTCTTCTTCATTTTCAACCTTTCGTTTTTTATCTGGAACAACTAACCCACGTTCGTGAGCCTCATTAAAAATAGCCATCTCAATCATTGCTACTGAACCCATTACTGTTGGAAGCAGTACTGTGTTTTCGTGTGCAAGTTGATTAGCTAATTCTAAAAACTTAAGTTTGTTGTGAATCTTCACTAACAACATTGTATCTTGTCTATTGTATTCAATGAACTTTTTAAAGTCTTTGTTATACAGTTGGTCAAGCGTACCTTCATATTGTGTTTTGTTTTCACCGACTTCCATCTCACCGATAGAGTCAAGTTTATAACTGTGACGAGATTCATAGTTATACTTTTTGTACAACTGTAAATAGTCCAAGTGAATACGACCTACTAAGTCATAAGTTGTTTCACTCTTACCGAATCGTTCGTATTCTCTAGCTTTAGGAAGTTGACCCATCAAGCAAAACTTGCGTGTGTCATCTTTACTCATCACTCTAGTAACACGATTGACCATATAGGGAATATCATAGCCCTCTGAGTTCCAGCCAGTCAATACATCTGCATCTTCAATGAGTTGAAAGAAAACATCAAACATTTCCTTCTCTGATTTGAATAGCATTGTGTTTTCAAATTCATTAGTGATTTCTTGGGCTGTTTCACTAGACATATGTTTAGGAGCAATCACTAGTGTAATGCATTGGTCTAGCCAATCTAAGTAACAACTGATAGCAGTTACAGGATTGAATGGATCGCTAGTAGGACTGAAACCCTTCTCAGGATCAAAGTCTACCTCAATGTCAAAGAAGCAAGTATGAAGTTTAGGAGCATCAACTTTAAGATAGTTTTCACTTAGACAGCGAAAGACTACGTTAACATCACTTTCAAATAATTTCTTACCTGAATGAATGCGTCTTTCTTTTTCAAACTCTTGTCGTTTTCGAGTACTGAAACGACTGACTGGATCGCCATAGATACTACGATGTTTACCCTTAGGGTCAGGATAATACAATACATAGTTAGTGGGATATTCTTTGTATTGACGCTTGCCGTTATTATCCCGTTCTACTACGTAGATACGATCCTCATCCCTGCTGTGAATAGCGTCAACGTAACTCAAAGTGTTTTGCCCACAGTTTCCAAGATAGTGTTGAGTTCATCGTGGTCTTTGTTAGTCTGACCGAGACTTGCCTTGTGAGCAATCTTAATTGCTTTCTTCAATGTAGAAGCCTTGATTTCAAGTTCTTCTGCAACTGCTTTAATAGTGTCGTTTAGTCCACCATTCAATGTGTCAATTTCGTGTAGTACAGTCATACCCTCATTGACTAGTTGAGTTAGCTTAATCTTTGCTTCACCGTTAAAGGTTCTGTTATAATCTGACATAGGTTCTCCTTAAATAATTAGTTAGTATACTTGGCTTGCGTAGAGAAGTCAAGTATTTTGCTTACCTTCGACAATCTTTTTGACCAAAGTATGTAAGCCTGGGTTGACTCGTAATGCGTGTGGCATCAATTCATTACGAATGTAATTACGGGTATAGCGTGAATTTTTGTTTGATTCATCTTCAATCCAAGGCACATTATGGCTTTCGCACCAATAGATAAACTCTTGTTTGCGTGTAGTTAAAAATGGTCTGATTACATTGTTGCGTGTTAATGGAATGACTTTGGGTGTGCCGTGTAATGCTGACCAAATATATGTTTCAACACAATCATCCAAATGATGACAAGTAATGACTGGACCAAGCTCACTTAAAAATTCATAGCGTTCTCTACGCCAGTATTCTTCCTGTGATTCTTTGCTACCTTTTTGACTACGAGGTGATCCGTACAACATAGGAATATTGTTATCACCGCAATACCTAGAAACAAACTCACTGGCTTTTTCACCGTTTTGTGTTCTGTGATTAAAATGGGCAATCGTTACTTCGTGCTTGCGACTTAGAAAGTCAACTACTGCCATACTATCTACACCACCGCTACATGCGATTGTAATACTTTTGGGTAAGGGAACTGTTAGCTTAATCATCTATGCATTATAGCATAGATTAATCTTTATTGAAAGATATGACGGTCATTCATATTTCCATAATATAGAACCATCTAACTCTATACTTTTTAATTTAAGATTGGTTATATTATTCCAATCTATTTCATCAATATTTTCTATGTCACCTATAGGATATCGATTGAGTTTTTTATTTGAATTGATTACAAATTGTTGAAATTCAGGATCTTCTATTGTTTTTGTAAATACTTTATTAGGGTCAAATGTAATATTGGGAGTCATTAAATTGTTACCGCCAATATCATCATTACTAGGGTCATCTTCTTCAAACCAACATTTAAAATGATCCTTACCCAAAATATCATCAGTTATCCAAACATTATGATTATATGATTGTACGCTAAAATCAAATTCTTCAGTTATATATTCTACTGTCTCTGTTCCCCATATTGCCTCGTTATCTTCTAAATGACTAGTAGATGCGGCATGTAACCCATAATACATTTGGTTAGGAACTAGTTTGTTTATCCTAGATAATTTTGGATATGTTAATGTTTCTAGTAGATGTGAATTATTGTTTAATTCATGTATTGCATGATGTATTTTATCTATTGGTGTGTCGGTAAATGTAGTAGAGGATACAAAGGGATTTAATAATTTTGCCAGTGATGTAAAGTGTCTATGCCACTTGTTTAAATGATGTTGAGTAAGATTACTATAATCAATTAATAAAGATTTAAGTTCTATTATTTCTGCACTATAATCAATTTGATAGTGTTTACCTAATAATATAAATGATTTAAGGATATTAAATATAAAAAATCTATAATTTACATTAGTAACAAGCTGTTGTGTTACATGATGTGGATGAAAAGACCAATCTAAATGTGGGAGACGTTTTGAAGTACGTGTAACATAATCTTTCCAATTAGATACGAATGAATTATTCAATAATTTTATTTTTATATAAACATTTGTTTGGTCATTATTAAATTTATATATTAACATTTTTATTGAAAGATATGGTTATTTTTTTCTCCATAAATTTTGATATATTTTCCTGCAAGCATATCTGCCATTGCTTCAATTGGGCTACCGGGATAACTATCCCCGGGTTCAATCATATTTAGTTCACCTTGACGGACATGTACTAATTCATGGAATACTGTACGTAGTATATCTACAAGGTTACGATTTTTAGCATAGACCCAAATATTATCAGTACCCATTTGATGACCACCGGTATGATGATTAGTTTGAGCCTCTTCGGTATCCATACTTAATTCAATAGATGGAGTAGATTTTAAATGTAATATTTTGGAGGCCCACTGAACAAACATATCAACTTCTCGTTGTAGTTCATTTTCACCAGCCTCATCTAGTTTATTTTTAATCCAACTGTCAGGGTTACGATGATATTTTTTGACAAATAAATCATGTAATGCTTTACCAGTAATTTTATGTTTACTAGCGATTCTTCTCATTAGCCTGTCGATTGTATTATAGTCGTGCTTTTCTAAGCTAGGAAGTTTCTTTGCTAGCTCATTGGCAGGCGACTCTAATACAATCTGACTAAACCGCATTTAATATATTATAGATATTCGTGATAGTCGTTAACAATTTCAGTACCATCGGTACGTTTAATCGTATGTATTAATTTTTGAGATACTAACCATTCTGCATAATAATCAGAACCAATATCAGTGTGGTTACCAACACTGTCATTAGCAAGCCAATAATCATATTCTTCTTTAGTTTTGGTAGCTGATAACCAATCGTTTAGTGGTAAAAATTTATCAACTTCGTATACAAATGTGTGCATTCTTCCTGCATCATCTGGAATTGGAGTAGTAAATGTTTTTGTCATATAAAAGTTCCTTTATTATACATGTATTTATCAAAAATCTCTAAAAGTAGTTTAATTACACCAACTTTGTTTGGCTTCTCCGTAGTATTCTCTTGCAAATCCGTTTTGTATTAGCATCATTCTTAAACTTTGTCCATCAAGTAATATATCACCTAATACACGACCACCGTATTTATCCCAATCAGCGATAGCTACTTGACGTTTTTGTGCTTTACTGATAGCATTCTTTGTAAATGCAGTAGCGGCTTGACCACGTTGGTCTTCGCTTGGGCACATTGCTCTATGACCTTTTTCAGGTGTATCAACACCAAATACACGAATACTTAGTTCTTGTTTTAAAGGTGGAGGTAAGAATGTTGCTTGAAATGCAACAGTATCCCCATCAATAATCCTAGTGATAGGAAAATCATAGATGTTCATTGGCTTTTGCTTTTGTGCAAATGCAACACTAGTTAATGTTAGAATTACTAATATTATTATTTTTTTCATTTTTATCATATTACCTTACGATTCTTTACTCTTTCAATATCAATACCAAACGGTGTCTTGTTTGTTATTGATTTAACTATTTTCTCAGTAGCACCTTGGCCAGGCTTTAGTTCTGCGGCAACTATTTGAAAGATATATCTGTTCTTCTTTACACCCAAGAACTCACCTACTAACACTTGATAGTTAGGATAGTTGGGTGTTAAATCTACTTTAGGATTTTCTTGTTCTTCTAAATAAAATACATCCTCATCTGAGGATACTTGCAATGTAGGATGTGCGGTTAATACAACATATGCATTTTCACCATAATTATCTTTTTGCTTGGCTATAGCTACTCCTAAATCAGTAGTTTTAACTACAAAAGTAATATATGGCATTTTCATTAGTTCATGTCCACGTCTAGTTTCTAACTTATGTAATACTCGAAGGACTTTTTCTATGGGAATGTTACGTTCAGAACCATCACTTCTATCATTAATAAAGTGTTTGCTCACAACTAAATACCCGTCTGCAAAAGGTATTTCCTTATTAATAAACTCTGTTGCTCTCATATTAGCTCATTATAGGTAATACTTCAATGTCTGTACCTTGATCGTACCCATTGTCTCTTAGCCATTGAATAGCTACACGATTAGCATCACGTTGAACGTTACCTACTCCACTAAAGCGATGTACTTCTTGTCCATCAGCTAACACTTTCCAAGCACCAGTAAAGCCACCGGCTGCACGTTGTTGTTGTATATCAGTTGTGCTACCTGGTGCGGGTGCTGGTTGATCCATACGTGATAGACCATAACCTCTTCTATCAATACCTTGTTGTAACAACCAAGCTTGAGCTTTTTCTCTTGCTTCTTCAACTGATGTAGCTTGGAATGTATAAACTATACTTTGGTCTGCTGTTCTGTATAGTTTGTAATCTTGTGTTTCACCACCTGTAGCACGAATAGGTTGTGCTAATATAGGCTCACTATCACCAACACGTCTTATACCAAACATATCTCTTGCTTGGAATGGTTGTAGTCTATGTGGTCCGTGTTCAAGGTAATCATTTAGACGAATCAATGCTTCTCTATCATTGGTAATGCCTTCAGCATCTTCTACCTTTCGGTTAGTATCCAAATTGAATATTTCATACTTTGGTTCACTACTGTCGTCCCTTTCATACGGACGCAATGGCTTGGCAACCAATGAACTTCGATAGTCAGCCCAATTTGGATAACCACCAATGGCTTTTTCTCTTGCTTCTTCTTTAGATAAGGCAACAACTTCTATACTAGCAGTACCACCAGGACTACGAACACTCCACCAATATTTTTTGCCGCCGGTAGTATCTTTCTTCAACTTGCGTTCTAGTTGTGCTTGCTGAACAAAGCTACGCAATGCAGCCTTAGGTAACTCACCTGCGGCATACTTAGCAAAGTATTGAATAGTGTCGGTACTATCTTTACTTGGTGCTAATAACTTATAAAGTTTTGTTAGATATTCTTTTCTATATTTCTGTGGATCAACTGCGGCATCTAATGCTACTACAAATCGTAACAACGTGTTTTCAATCTTAGGGATATCAGCATCTAACCAATCACCACCGGGACTACGAAACTCAATGTAGCCGTCTTTGGTATTGATACTTGTGTATTTGTGTGTTGCACCACTATGAACTAGTTTGCTAGCGATATCACTTAGTCCTTCTTTCATTCCATCTAACAACTTTTTAGCACTATCTGGATTTTGTCTAATGTTATCTTTAACTTGTTTCAAAGCACTCTTACAAAAAGTGTTACCTTCACGGTCAAACTCTTTCAATATATATTCGTCACCTAACAATAATGCTAACTTAACATAGTCAAGTTTTTCTCTACTAAAGTCAGGTACACTTACATTAATATGTAATCCAGTGCTATCATTCGTGTAGCAACCTTTATCTTTCGCCCAAGCAACAACTTTGTTAAAGTCACTTATCATTTCATCTATGGGCATTGGTGGAGATACGAACTCTAATCCACCATCACTGGAATCGTCAGGCTCTAAGCTACCATCAGGCTCAACAACATAGTGACCTGCTTCTCTGCGAGCACCGTGATAACGTTCGCTTGTATTGACTGGCTTACCAATCATTCTGCTAAACTCATCACCAATATCATCAACGCTTAACTCACCACCGTTATCGGGATAATACCAATGTGGCCAACTAATATCATAGTTACTTTCAACGTCTTGCATTGTATAAAGACCTTCACTTTCTAACCAATCGCTTTCGTCTGGCCAGTCAGTTTCATCCATCCACTTTTCACGTGCATTGTCATACAATCTTTCTTGATTGTCCCATTCTTCTTCAACAAATTGGTCACGCTTTTCTTCTACCATATCAGTAGCTTCTTTCCAGTGTTTCCAATCTTCGTTATTTTCTTTGTCTTTTAGTTTAGTTGTTTTTGCGCCGGCTTTGTTTGCCGCTTCTTTTTGTTCATCTGTTAAGCCTAACTGGTCATAAGCCTCATCTAGTGCGGCATCTTCATCAAACTCGCCTTCACTTTCAATATATTCACGTAGATAATCTTTACCTTCACTATCCCATTGTTCGCTACGTCTTTCATCAGCCCATTCGAGATAAGATTGAGTTAGTTCATCAACTAAACTTTCTACTTCTCTAAGACCATTGTAGTTACGGTCATAAAAAAAGTTGCGTATGTTTTGGATACTACCGGAACTCTCATCACTATCATAATCAGCTTCTGGATCCCCGTCACCTTCTTCTTGTTTAACGTTTGGAACAATCATCTCAAATTCCATACCAGCCTGAGCACCAGTCTTGGCAGCTTCTTGCTTTAGTCGTGTAGGATTCATCGCTACTTCGTCAAGTACTTCTGTTTCTAATATTATAAAGTCTAGTGCTCTCATTTTTTTAACTTATTCCATTTATCGTATATATAGTTTTTCAACTCTATTGTGTTCTTAAAACCATTGTCGTTCATATATTTAATCAACTTCACGGCACTAGCTCTATCTCCTGCGTCTGGCTTACGTGCGTTACTTAAATCAACACCTATGTTATGATCGCCTGTTGTATCGTGATACCATAACAGGTTCTTTAGTTGTCTCTTAGCTCTATCGCTTAAGTATTCCTCTTTGTCTTTTTCAATCAACTCAATCCAAGGCTTAACAAAGTCTGTTGGCTTGCGAGTAGAACCTCTAGTTGGTTGACCCTTCAATACATCTTTAGCTTGGCTTGGCTGAACACTCTTGCGTGTATCTAACAATCTCCAAGCTTTTTCATCTGTATAAAGATATACTGGTATATCTCTTTTTTTAGCTGTTATCATTAGCTGTCGTGTTTGTGGGCTACGATATTCATTTTGTTCTTTTAGTAAGATATGTATCTCTGTAACAGGTGTCATTGGTATACTTGGCTCTTTGCTGAATACTCTATCTTCTGATTCACGTGTTCTTGTGCCATCACTTTTTAACCAAGCACTATTCCAATAGTCTATTGGCTTAACAATGTATCTACTGTTGAACCAATCACCGTTCATTTTAAACATTACACCACCAGTACCAACATATCTATGATAGTCACCGGTTGGTGTGCGTGTTAAACTTAAAAAGTATGGATAACCTTTTGGTGCATAATCTTCTTCGCTTGGATTACCTGTTACACTTGCAAGTTCAAAGTTGCCTGATTGTAGAATCTTTAATGCGGCACCGGTACTAGTGTAATGAAATACTACACTAGTTGCACGTTCATTCAGTTGTTCATTTTCACTAAGTTTATTTTCAGGCTTGTCGTATGCTCTACGGTCAGTTAGTGTAAAAATCATTCCATCGTGTGGATCTTTTTTGCTATATAAGTCCCAATCAGGTAATAAACGCTTAATCATCTTAGCATATAATCCAATGCGACTATCTTCTTTGGCATTGAATGTTATTTCTTCTACTTTATCAAGACCATATTTTTGTAAGAACTCGCGGGTAATATCAACCGCGGTAGACAATACTTCGGCTGAATTACCTGTACCTGTTGTGCCCCAAATATCCATTTCCTGTGGATCAGTATCTTTTCTACCCATCATAAACTGAACTTCCCATTTCTTAGGATTGGCATTGCGGGAAAACGCTTGCCAATGATAAGTTCTATCGCCTACTGTAAAGTTTGCTCTAGCTTCTTCACCGCCGCGAAATTTCCATTCCCAGTTCTTTTTACCTTGCTGGAATAGTTCGTTTAAAAACTCATTCGCTCGCATTACTCACGTTCTCGTTTTAATATAGAACGAATGAACCAAGCTTTCTTGCCGTACAAATCTTGTAGTTCGGCCATATAGTTTTCGATACCGTGTTGATTCTCACTAGCTGCCTCATCAAACATTGCTGTTACTAACTTAAGCATTAATTCACAGTCTTGTAATGATTCAGCAAACATTAGTTCAGCACGTGGGATTTTAATTTGGTCTTCAATGATTGATAGTTCTGCGTATCTTGTTAAACTTCCGGGCGTATACGAACCTAATATTCTGATATATTCAGCAATAGGGTCAATAGTAGCATTTACATCTTCGTACAATGTATTAAAGAAGTCGTGATATTGTGGAAAGTTGCTGCCTTCAACATTCCAATGAAAGTTCTGGCTTTTGATAGCAAAGCTTTGTGTACTAGCTAATAGTACTTTTAGATTATCTGATAACATTATTGTCCTTGCTTTAATAGTTCTTGTGCTTTCTCAACACTAATCATAGGTCTTGGATGTGTGCCATTTACCACGCTCTGTAGATATTCTTTACTAAAGCCTTTTGGTGCTTCTGCTTTTGTAGGAGTTTGAGTTTGTACAGGTTGTGTGATATTGGGTTTGCCTGTTAAACGATTAATATTAGGATCATCACCGGGTGTAACTCTAGCATTAGCGCCGGCTGCTCCTAGTGCCATTGCCCCGGTTAATGCAGCCGCACCTAATTTCTGTTTCCAATTCTCGTCTACATTTTCATTAGAGTTTTTCTTTGTATTAACATTGATAGCTTTACCACTACGTTCTGGATTAGGATCTTCTCTACGCTTACGTTGAGCGGCACTAGCACGACCTTTTTTACCTAGACTGTGAGCTTTTGCTTGTGGCAAACATTTTGGTTTACCTTCTCCGGGTTCTCTAGCACAAGGACCTTTAATATTGCCTTTAGTATCCATACGAACCCATTTTTCTTTATTGAACCAATCGTGCAAACTTTCATCCGCTTGTTCAATACCTTCTAGTATAGAACTTTCATTTTTCTTTCCACCGTTGCCCCAATTGCTTGCACCTTTTTTACGACACTTTACTAATGCACCACTGGCATAAGCACTTGGCCATACTTTATAACGGCTCTTTACTTTATAGTAGCAAGCATCTTTCTTTTCGTTCATTATCATTTCACTGAACATTGGGCCATTACAATGTGGACATTTTTCTTCCGTTATATCTTGCTCATATACATTCTTATCATACACAATACCTTCATCGTCATCGCCAATTAAATCAATAATTTTTAAGCTGTTAGTGTCACTATTATACTCTAAGTCAGGTAATCCGCGATATTTACTCATTGGTTTTTTAGAGTCATACCATGCTTCTCTTGCAATAGAATGTAAAAATAAAATATCCATGTCATCTTCAAATATAGAAGTTTCATAACCAAGTGCTTTAAATTGTGCTACATTTTGATTAAATATTTTAGTTTGTTCTTGTTGACTTAATTGTGCCATTTGCCCTTGTGCGGCTGTTGGTACATAAGAACCTTCCCAAAATATTTCTAATGCAGTTTCACTTAATGCTTTAAGTTGTATGATGAGGTTTTTATTCAAAGGATTACGAGGTTGCATTGGAATAACCTCCCCTTCTTCTACACTTTCTTTTGGCACACAGTTGGGAACTTGTTTACCGCCCTTACTTTTCATACCTACTTGCTTATGCGTATCCCAACATTTTTCATCTAGCTGTTCTTCATTAGTATTTTTTACACAGTTAGGATATGTTTTGCCAAACATTTTCTTGTTACCCTCTTTGTGATAACCTTTCCAACAGGCTTCATCTAAATTAGTATGGTCTACGTGTGTTTCACACATACCGCAGTCTTCACATACCATTTCCATTTCAATACTTTCATTGTGCTTTTTCTTACCAGCACAATGAGCCTTTTGACTGAAACCTTTAGGATGACTACAGTTGATACTACTCTTATACTTTTGACTCCAACCTTCATCAACACCTTTTGGTTTAGCATATGCGGCTTTGTTAGTCAATAATCTGTTCTTAACATACTCTAATGCTTTGTCTAGTTTTCTATTCAACTCAACATAGTTATCTCTTGCACCATCACGTGCTAACATACTTGTATCAACACCGGCTTCAATGTTTGGTGTCAACAGACCCTTCTTATCAAGCTTTTGAACTAAGTTATCTAATATACCTTGTTTTTCAATAGCTTTATCAAGTTGGCTTAATCTTGCTTTTAGTTCAGAATGTTTCTCACCTGGCATTGCTACCATAGGGGTAGATGTAGCTCTTTGTCTAAAATTAGGTTCTCTTGCTGTGAACTTAGAAACAGTATTTTGTTTAAAATCTTTTTCCCACTGCTCTAAATCAGCTATACGTTGTTGTTCAAGTTGTTGTTTAACTTGCTGTAATGCTTCTAATGATTTAGATTTTAGTTCATCACCCAAACTTTCTGGCAGTGGTTTATCTAACTTCTTTACATTAGGTTTACTTGGTGGATAGTAAGCTGACTTAGCTCTATTTTTTGTTCCTAATATTTGAGGATTGTTTACTCTAGGGTAAGTAGATTTGAATGTTTTTTGTTCTTCATCATCTATATTTTTTGTTAATGCATTAATAACTCTTTGTTGTGTATTTTCATCTAATTGTGTTATTAATGATTTAGCTTTTTTATATACAACATTGATATCTTCTTTGACAGTTTTTGTATCATTGGCAAACTGTTTCTTAGTTGCTTTAACAATACCACTGAAACGTTTATCAGCTTTCTTATAGTCACCTGCTAAATCAGCTTTACCTGCATCTAATGCCGCCGCTGTTTTATATTGACTTAATTTCTCATTAGAGATTTCATCAAGTTGTTCTTCACTAACACCTTGACCTAATTGTTGTAAGTCACTTGTTAATACATCTTGCGTAACTTCACCTATACCTTTTGAAATTGTGATGCGAGAATATTTACGATCCTTACTCATAGCAACTACTTTTGATGGTTGTCCAAAATACTTAACGGTGTCACCAGTCTGTATATTTTTAATAGAAACACCACCAAGATTAACCGGCTTATCACCTGCAAAGTTACCTTGATCTCCCCATGGATCATCTATACCTTCATTAGTACCAGTTGCTAATCTATCATGGTCTGCATCACGTTTTTGTTTTTGGCTTAGTTGATACATCTTTTTAGAGTATGCAACATCGTCATCAAATGTATCATCTTCTTGTGAACGATAGCTGGAACGACTTCTGCCACTACTAGCAACGGCATTTTGGTAATCCCAATCACTGTCGTAGTTATGTGGGTTGACTTCGTTTAGACCTTTAAGAATTTTGCTCATATTACTTTTTACTAGTTATTTTATCTACTGCACGGTCAATACCAGCCTGACGTTTTTCAATCTTAGCATCTTTCTCAAAACGACTTGCAGGTAATTTTGAATTGAATGCAGATGTAGCTACCCTAGCACCTTTTTGAAACTGTGTATTACCTTTACGGTTTGCCATATCACCGGCTGCTGATTTTACATAACTTCCTAATGCTTGCGGGCTTAACTCGTCAAGTTGACTTTCACCCATCTCACCATTAGTCATAGCACCAGTAGTGCCTAAACTTTCAGTAGCACCTTGCTTACTATATGCATCAATCATTTGCCTAATATAGAAATTATAAAAACCACGACGGCTATTGTATTCTCTATCTCCTAGTACAGTCTTTAGTGCCTTTACAGCATCACCTACTTCTGCACCACGCATTATTTTTAATGCGTCAGTAACAAGTGAGTCACCTCTTTGATTGTTTTCTGTAACACTTCGTAGTTGTTTACCTTCTAGGTATTCACGTACTGTGTTTAGATAGTCATTGGCTTTGATAATCTTTTCTTGTACCCAGCCTTCTAAGCCTTCTTCTTCACTAACACTTCTTACGATGTTATAGATTTTCTCAGCGTTCTTACCTGCACTGAATAAATCACTCACAGCCATTTCTACTTCGTGGTCTGTTCTATCTTTATCGTGTGATATAAAACCTGTCTTTACACTACGCCCTTGACCTGGCACAACGATTAAGTCTTGTTCGCTTAAGTCAGCTTCATTGACTGGTGGAGTTGGCTTTTGAGGTTGCTTGCTCATAGAAGCTTTCATTTCTTCTCTAGTTTTACCGTATTTCTTTTGAAATTCAGCTGGCTTCATAGTCTGTAAGTCATACGCTAAATCTTTCATTGCGGCTTCGTTTAAGCTATTAGCAAATGGCTTGCTAGTTTTCTTACCTTTAAGTAGGTTGCCTACTTTATTGCCACCGTAAACACTTGGGTTACGACTTTGCATTTTGACGAAACCGTGTTCTGTAGGTGCTATTGAACCTGCTGTTGTACTTGTTTCTTGGATAATTTGACTGATTTTCATATGGGATCCCGTTTGATGTAGTATTTATCAAAATACCATAATATGGAAACTTAAGAGATTTTGCCTGATGGCTTTGCTGTTGGAGGAATACCAGCTCTAGTTGTGAGCCAGCCGAACGCTTTTGCATTCTTTTTGATACTATATGGATTAACATCTACTGTTAATGCTGTCTTAAAACGTGGGTCGTTTTTCTGTTTTTCGCTTGGAATGTAGCCAGACGCTTCATTAATCGGCTGTTTTAATATCTCAATGACTTTATCTGCGGCATCTTTTATTGCTTGGTCATATCCCATTTCATCTGCTTCTTCGCTAGATTTACCTAAGAACGGTTTAAGCATACTCTTAGCAACATCCAACATTACTTTTTTCTCGTCGGGATGATTGTATATTCGTTGTAATTGGCTTTCACGTTGGAAATAACTAGACCAACCAATAGCATCAGCTAATCCTTGTATATCGTATCGTCTATGTTGTAGTGTTGGATTACGATTATCAAACATCTTATGTTGTTTAATAATACGTGGATCTAACACAACTCCTTGTGTTGGTTCATTGTAAGCAATCCAACCACCACCGTCGTCATACACACTGGTAAAGCCTAAATCACGCAATACTTTATTCCAACGAACAACATTAGTTTCATCATTTTGTCCTAGTCTACTTAAGCAGTCATAGATAAACCAGTATGGTGTACCATCGTATTCATCTTCTTCACTTGCTTGTTGTATTACTTCTTCAGGGCAATATTGACTTAATACTTGTTTTAGTTTAGCAAGATCAACTTTAGTTTGTTTAGTCATTTCGCCTGAACGGTTATACTGAAACAACTGTAGATAGGGGAAGTTATCTCCCCAAGGCAATGATTCATCACGGTCAGCCATTTGCATAAAATATCTTAATGGATAAAAGTAAATGCCTTTGGGGGTGTCTTCACTAACAGCCGCACGTGGATTAATACCTAACTTGGGCTCCATAGTCATACTAACAGCCCAGTTATCTTTATCATCAATATTATCTTCGGCGTAATTAATAAGGTCATATTTTCCAGAGCCACTTTTTCTATTCTGTTCTGGGTTTCTACGTGCTTCTTCTACGTCTTTTTTTATCTTACTCAATTCGTAGATAACTTTGTTGCCGGTGTCTGCACGGAACGCTTTAAATCCCCAAGACTTGGCATAGCGTTGAACTAATCTATCATACAAGCTGGATCTACTTTCTGCATTCTGTCCTTGTTCAACTTCTTTACTGGCTGAAAAGATTACACGATTAGGCTTATACTTTTTAATAAATGTTTGAATAGCACTTAACACAGTGGCAAATACACGTTGTGCATCACCTTCGCCTGTGACTTCCTGGCTATTGTTTCTATAGAATTCAACACTCCAGGCTTCCTCTTTTGAATCTTTACTGACTCCCTTGTTGAACATAATACTTAGAAAGGTGTTGTCATCTAATCGTGCTATTGCGTCTACATCACCGTAGTCACCCTTTTCCCATCTAAGTATTTTATAAGGTTTATCAAATGCTTCATTGACCTCATCATTGATAGGCTGATACATCGTTTCGATAGTTAACTTCTCACTATGTAATTTGTCACGCAAATCATATAACTTAGTGATGTAACCCTGTACTCTTAATGCTTTATATGCTAGATTCTCAGGACCAAACTCACCACCTTTATCTAGTCCAGCTTGACGATAACGTTTGATAGTTTGTAATACTTGTTTTACTTTACTTAATTTCTTTGACTTTAATGCATATTCTGCTAGTTTTAATAACTTTTCATATTTCTGTTTAGTAGCAGTTTGGTCTAAATTACTTCTACGTTTAGTAGGAATTCTAAGCCACTTGTCTTTTAATATGCTGTATTCGCCTAAACTAATTACAGGTTCGTTGCTATCTTGCACATACAATTCTACTGGAATTCCGTGAACTTTAATGTTGTGTGAATCATTGTATATTGTTTTTTTAGCGTGAAATAGCTCTTGGTATATCTCATCGTCTGGATACTGACTTAAATCAACTAATATATGTAAGTCTAAGTCGCTGTTGGGCGTATAGCTGTAAGCCGCATTAGATCCGGATATAGTTATATCTTTAACATCTAAATCTTTAATGCCTAACTCTTGCAAAAAATCTTGTGCTATAACTTTTAATTGATCGGATACGTCAGCTTGTAGGTAAGTGCCACGAAATAACTTTGGGTTAAGTTGGTCGTGAAATGTGATTGCATCCGACATTTTAAATGAGTCGAGTTCTTTTAAGTCCATAGTGTATTTAGCTGTTAACAAATACAAATGAAAAAGAGCTGAATTATGTTAATTCCAGTATTTAGATGAGTCTAAACTATCCCAATATTGTTTATTATTACGATTAATGAAATTCTTTACTACATATTTACCCATACCAAAATATCCCATCTTTTTAAATCTACGACTATCTTGACCACAGTGATGTTTTATTATTCTGAACTTTTTTGGACTATATTTTCTGGACAAAAAGAAATCTTCGCTTGTTACTAAGTTTTCAGGGAAGCCACCGTATTCATCAAATTTATCTTTGCGGGTTAGCATAAACGCTCCAACTGCGAAAGGACTAAAGAATTTTAATGTGTGATTGATTAAGTTAAATGCAGTGAATCCAATCTTTGCCCTTGGATCTTTATCATAAGATTTAATATTCAATCCTACAAGATCCAAGTTTATTGATTCCATTTTATTGACAGCATCATGAATTACCGTATCCTTAAAGAAACGAACATCGGCGTCAATAAACAATATATACGGAGTAGTGACTAATCGTGCTCCATTGTTCTTGGCAACGGATACAGGGCCGCCTTCAATGATTTCTACATTCAATAAATAACTGTTATCTTTTATCACTTGTCTAGTATTGTCAGTACTACAATCAGCAATGATAATTCTAGTGTTACCTATGTTTTGTGAGCGTAGTGAATTGAACAAATGATGAATATAATTTTCTTCATTTTTGCAAGGAAC